GCCGTCGTAGGCGTTGAAGATGCAGACCTTGCCGTCGACCACAGCGGTGTTACGTTCGACATAGTCGTTGAGCAGGTGCTGGTGGACGTGGTCCTTGATTCGGCTACGGCGGTCGAAGAGCTCACAGACTTCGCTGTAAACATCATCCCACTTCTTGCCAACTTGCTTCTTGACCCAGCCTTCGAGAGGGCTGAGAAGGTCACCAAAAGACTTGCGGTTTTGCTTCTTTTGGTTGCGGCGCTGAGTCATCATGGACTCTTTGCCACCGCTGAATTCTTCGTCAAAGGTAGCGTTCAGCTTGGAACGGCGGACCTGAGAGAAACGGGAGCGGCTTCCCCGACGCGGATCCTCGGTGAGGATACGGTTGAAATCTTGACGCATGGTCTATCCTGAAGTTAATCTACATATGCATGGCATTCTCCTAAGTTGTTGCGGGACATGAAAACTCCGTTGTGCGGGAATCGGTTTTGACCGACGATAGGTGCATTATACACTGATCCGTCGGCCTGTACACTGTTATTTAGACGAGTTCTTGTTTCTTTTTCAACCAGCCGATGGACAGAAGGTAGAGAGCTTGCTCACCTGAGAAAATTGGATGAGGCTCCACACGATGGCGATACAGGTCTGGACGGAAGAGAATCGCTTTCCCACGCCAGAAAATCTTGGCAGGTCCATCGACGTGCATCTTGCTGGATGCAGGGCTCGAGACGATCGCGATATTCAAACGATGGTGCTCGAAGCCGTCGATCGCTGGATCGACATGTTCTGGAATCGCGCAGCCGTCGGGCACTTTGATGAGGAAGCAATCGAACTTGAAGAGCTTCGACGTTGCGAGGAGCATCTTGCGATACCCGCTCATTTGCCTTCCTTCATCCCAGTGCAGCCATTTCATTTGAAGTAACTCCAGAGTCCGATTCCAGCGATCACCATCAACATGAGAAAGATGCCGCTGAGGTAGATGATTTCGGTGGTCTGTTCCTTGCGGGACAGACCATTCCAGTACATCAAGCAGTGTTCAAAGACGCGCCCAATTCCTTTGTGAGCTCGCGCTCGCGGGTGTGAGCTTCCGCTTTCCCGCGGACTGTCGTCAGAACTTCCACTTTGAAGGCGTCCGGCCCGTGTTCTCGAATAGCTTTGCATAACGTCCAGTCCTTCGCCTGAGTCAGAGCGCGAGTGACGTGACGTTGGAACCTGCCTTCAGCAGCCTTCTTCGGGGTTACACCCGCGCAGACTGTCATGCCGACATAAATTTCACCCGTCTTGACGTTCACCAAGCGGTAGATCGCGTGTGTGCGGTCTGACCTCTTTTTACGCTTTGGCTTCAGTGTCTCCATTCAGCTATTATAATACGCTGAACGCAGGAAGTAAACTAGGTTAGAAGCCGCTCGCCTTTGCGATTGTTTCAGTCTCAGCTGCCGCGGCAGCTCGAGCGGCATCTCGCGTCGCTTTCTTGGTGGTTACATTCTCGTCGTCCAAGGTCCGACCAATGTCGGCAATCGCCTTGGCACGGGCGTTAAGCTTTGCGATCATCGAACCAAGCAGGCGATTGAGCGCTTCCGCAGCATCAGGTATTCTGGCTGGGTTGGTCTGGTTCATCTTCAGCGCGAGAAGCTGCTTGAAGTCATCGTCGTGCAGCTTGTTGTCGTCAGTGATCGTCAGGAGTCGCTTGAAGAACTTCGCCTCATCACGCGCAAACTGAATCAGGTTGCGACTGACCTGTAGCTTACCAGCTTTCGCGAGGTCAGCCAGGTCCTGGTACTTTGAGAGCTGCTCAGCCGTGATTTTGTTCCGATCACGAAGTGCCTTGTTCATGGCTGCCAAGAGCTGGTCGAGCCGCTTTGAGATGTCACGGAACGCCTTGAAGGCAGCCAATGCAGCTTCCCGAGTCGGATACTTCGCCATGAAGTTGGCCGACTCGTGCTCGTTGGCACCTGAAGGGAAGCGGTCGAAGAAGTCGCCGACGAATGTCTCGAGGTCCTTCTTCAGGGTGCTAATGGCTTCGGCTGACTTGGCTTTGTGCTCGGCTCCAGCTGCCTTTGCAGATGCTTCAGCTTCCTTCTCAGCCTTGCCCTGAATTTTCTTCTCAGCATCGACAGCCTTTTTCGCAGCAGCTTCCGCCTCACGTTGTTTTTGCTCAGCTTCACGTTCAGCCTCCTTGCGCTTGTCCTCGGCATCTTTCTTCCGTTCCTTAGCGCGTTCAGCTTGATCGTGTTCGTCTTCGTTGAGCCCTTCCTTGATGCCTTCAGCAGCCTTTGCGACGACCTCAGCCCGACCAATGAAATGCTGCGCAAGATTGCCGAGGATGCGATTCAGTTCGGTGGCAGCGAGACCTGATTGCTTACGATCAGTCGCCTTCATTCGAATGGAAATGAGTTGCTTGAAGTTCGATGTGTTGAGCGCGAAGTCCTTGTCGATGATGAATAGCTTCTTGAAGAAATCAGCATTCGTCTTCACGAACTTCTCATCGGTAGTGTTCATATCAGTCGTGCTCGCGGCATCGGCTTGCTTGAACTGCTCCTTCGAGATGCGACCAGCCTGCACGAGCGACTTGTTCATGTCGTGACGCAGGGTCTCAATCGTGGTTCCAGCATCCTTGAACATCTTGAAAATCGCGGCAGCTTTGGCACGAGTTGGATCAGTGCCTAGCATTGCGTTCGGCTGCTCGTCAGTTGCATCACCGTTCGGGAACTCGTCGAAGAACTTCTGGATGAACGTCGAGAATTGCGTCTGCAAGTCCTTGGCCTGCTCAGGCGACACCTGCTTCGCTTTCTCAGCGGCGGCCTTTTCCTTGTCGGTAGCCGCCTTGGAGTCATCTGACGCCTTCTTCTGGGCAGCTCGAGCGTCGTTGTAGCCCTTCTTGAAAGAGCTGACGACACCACTCAGGCCAGACGTAATGCCAGCCTCATTGAGTTCTGACAGCTCTGCGAGTCGCTTAAGCATCAGGTTCCTCTTGTGTGCGTGAACCTGAGCCGCCGCTCAACCTGTCCATTTCACGATCGATGTCTTTCAAGTGGTCCTCGAGATCAGTGACCGCCTTGATGGCGTCCTGAGCTGAACCGACCGCCATGGATCCACCAGTTCGATCAAGAGTCCTCATGTACTCCATCCACTTCGGATGCTTCATGATCTTCTTCATCTTGGTGACTTGCGCGAAGAGGTCGTAGAACTCGTCAGAGAACTCACCAGCATCGTTGTACTGCTTCGCTTCAGAGAAGAAGCCTGCGCCAGCTTCCTTGATCAGCATCATTTCTTTGAGGTTCGTGAGGTCCATTGCGACTCCAGTGTTTGGGATATTTATTGGTCCAGGCAACAAAAAGGGCTCCACTTGGGAGCCCGATTCTTATTTGCGAACTAATGCTATAATTCTTCGCTGTTGGTAGTAGTTGTACTGTCGTCTTTCTTGACATACCCGTAAACAGCTGCGATGATGGACAGCAGGATAGCAATCCAGATCACCGTTCCGAGGATCTTGAATACGGCTCCGATCAACAAACAGACGAGCCAGATGAGAACGATTGTGCCAATTGCTTTCATGACAGCTTCCTCCTGAGATATTTAGTCGATGTGCGTATTTTTCCGGAGTTCTTCGAAACGATCGATCAATTCCAGATAGGCAGCCTCATTCGAGATGGGCCAGCGAAACGAATAGAGCGAGGACAGAGATGGCCGAGGCAGCGGAATACCCCACTCGATGGCGCGACTCGGCATCAGGTGATAACCCTCGACGAGGAGTGCGTATTGATCTGCCCATGCAACGACCGTTGAACCAAAGGCCCAGGTCTCTGGGAATTGCTTCGGCCCGTAGCCCAGCCCGAACGTTTCGAACACAAGAAGATCAAGCGTGAGCTCGAACTTCTTGTACGCCTCGTAGATACCAGGCAGCCGTTTCACTGGCGTTGGAAGGTCAATGAGGTACGCTTCCGCGAAGTCATGCATCAGCCCATGAAACGAGACAGTACGACACATCTCTTCGTGGATGAGCTCGAGCGATTCCTGCGCCTTCACCCACTTGACAAAGTCTGGGCTATCAGATCCGCCCTTCATTGCGTATTCAGAAACCTTGCTCGAGATGTACTTCGCGAAGACCTCGTTGAGATGAGTGCCTGGTGTCAAAGCTTCTTCGACGTATCGAGACACCATCACTGTGTGCTGCGCGACACTGTACGGAGTCTTCGACATCGTGTGACCGCCGAACCGCGATTGCCGACTCAGGGACCACGCAATGTCGTGAATATCGAGGTCCTCCTTCTTCATGGCAGCGAGATCGATGAATTTGCCCGAGACTGTCTCGGTCATCGTGGGGGTGACAAGACCGCTCATGTTAGCACCGTCCTTTCGAGTGTGGGAGTTGGCCAAACCTGATCACGGGGAGGAGGTGCTGGTATGTTCGACATCTCCGACATGTAATGTTTTCGCGAGGATGGAGAGTCGGTGTAGAACTTGAGAATTGGAATCACATTCACCTGTGCTGGCATGATGCCATCAGCACTCATCACGATCTCGACGACCTCAGCATTCTTGTAGTTGCTGGTGAGGAGGCGAGCTTGGTAACCGAGATGGGTGGTGATGTGTGACCGAAGATCACCAGCACGATTCCAGATCTTGCCATGCTTCGGCTTTGGTTTGCCGAATGAGACGAACTTCCCATCTGCCAGGCGAAGTTTGTAGATAGCGTTCTTCTCGAGCTTCGCGCGTTCGCTAATCGGCGCCGTCTTCTCCATGAAGGCCGTATAGAAGTCAACCTCGGCCTTGCTGTTCTTTAGGCCACTCTCGAGCTCCCGAATTGTCAGGATCTTCGTGATAGATGAATGGCGAGCCGCGTCGTACTGATCGTCACCGAAGTGAGTGCGTTGCTTGAGATATGACCTAACGGCCGGTGCTGAGAGAAAGAACTTGGGAGTGAGGCGAAGCTTGCCCGACTGACCAAGGTATTTGGTGCCTTTCGGCAGATCGACTTGAACCACGTAGGCTGTTGTCATCAGACTTCCTTATCGCAATGAGCCGGACATCACGGTCCGGATTCCATTGGATATCATATATCTGAAGTCTGCACCACAAGTCGTCGTTCTCAGGATCGTATGTCACCGGGGCCCAAGAATCTAGGTTATGGAAATCATGAGCCCAAATGTCGTATTCATCCTTCTCAACCATCTTCCTCCACATCCTTCGAGCGAGATGCGTTTGGCACGGTCCTGATGCAAGCATCAATCCTTCACGATTGACGATGACATCGTGCAGGACATTCGTCCAACCCTGCCCACGATGATCAGTGAAAATGTAGGACTGGTAGATTTCCCAAGCTGCCCAGCCCTTCTGTTGGTAGAGATAATACCAACCGATCACGTAGAAGACGCCATCGTCCTCGTAATCCGCAATGACATAGAGGCGGCAATGGCGCCACCACATCATGTAGACGTTGGTGCCTTCAATGTGAACGTATTCGTGTCGTGAGAATTTTCTATCGATGTGCTTCAGGAACGGTTCCCAGAACTTCTTGAAGATCGGTCGATCGGAGATGAACATCTACCATTTCTCAATTGGACAGGATGCTGCCACCAATTTAGTCTTCAGATCGAGAAAGCACCCACAGAGAGCGCATTGACGTGCCAGTCGTTTGAACGACGGACACTGCTCGCACACCTTCATCCGTTCCCGAGCAAGCTCGTCTTCGGAGAGAATCACTTTACCCGCGAGGAGGTCTTTCGCGATGTCCCTCAATCGATAGGTCATCGACGCAAGATGGCGGGCAATGATCCACTTGTGGCGTACGGGCAGTACGCTTCCCACATGATTCGAGCTAGTTCAGGCTCTCTCGTGTACAGGGCACCCATCATCACTTGAAGTTGTTCGTAGGCGGCGGCACCTTTGTCAAGGCGAACGTTGTCGTTCGTGTCTAGATCGTATTCCCAATCCATGGCCTTCAGAGCTGTTTCCAACCGGACCTGCAGTGGTTGTTCGTGAATCAGCTCTTTCAGGTTCATTTCAAGGGCGCCTCTTGTTGCCGGAGAGCTGTTTGATCAGCTCTTCCTCTGTCACAAACTGGTCGCCACCCTTGTTGTACGCGGGAGCGACGTTGAACTTCCGTTCGCGTGCCTTGAGTTCCCGTTCGAGCAACTCGGGATTGTCCTTGTAAACAATCTCGGGTCGATGAACCTTCTTCCCTGCGACACCGCCAAACGTATTTAGAGAACGGCCCTCCTTCGGTCGATCGTGACCAACCAGAGTTCCTTCGACGACTGGGGTTTTCAGCTTGTCGAGTTTGACAGGCCCTTTCGGCTTGTACTTGGTCGTACTGAAAACCCGCATCTTGTTGATGTTGTCGAGCCACTCTTTCTCAGCGGCTTCGCGTTCTTTCCAACCCGGTTTCTTTTTCGGGTTCTTGCACTTTTGCGTAATGAAGATCATGCCCATGGCAGCATTATATCACTTCTTGGGTCGCGGTCCCAACTCTTCAAGGATTTCCAAATCCGTGTAACCTTCCAACTCCATGTTCGAGGCTGCCATATCCCACTTGCACGGACCAGGCGTGATGCGATAGATGATCCACCCGAGAATCAGGGCAGCGAACAGCGCAAGCCCGATCCAAAGGTAATACCATCCGTGAGCTGTCATCTCCCGTACCGAATCTTGTCGATCGCGACGGACGCGATGTGCTCTGCGGAAACTTCCTGCATGCCACGGCATGCATCGAGGAGCTCTCCTTGAAGACGGCTGAGATTCTTGATGATGACGCCGACCATGCCAGCAGGATCGGTCTTTGCATCCTCGACCAATTGGTTTTGGAATGCCTGCATCTTCACACGTATTTCAGGGTCCAGGCTACTGATGTAGTCGGTGAGTGCCTTTTCGGCGACTTCGAGCTGCTCATTTCGTTCCATTCAGGCTCCTTGAGATGTGGGTGCGTTGCGTCGCTTCTATATCTAGCGACGGCTGCTACGAATTGCGTCGATGATTGTGCTGATCATGTCTTCGACCTCGGGAGGCATCTCCATTTCTTTCTGGAGCTTTGCATCGGCCGCGACGATGTCACCTGGCGGCACGAGCGCAATGATTTCGTTGATGTGGCTGAAAAATGTGGCGGCGCACTCGTCGGTGTATCGCTTCACAAGGAGACGATCAAAGATGCCCATGGTCATCACTCGTTCTCCTTCCTCGTTCGTTTCGGATCGAGATTCAATCTGATCGCGCATGTACTTGATGTTGACGAGGTGGTCAGCCAGCTTAGCCATTCGGGCGCTCCTTTCACACGAAATGTGACGGTTGTGTTACAATACAAAGAGTTCTGCGATGGTTCATTATACACCATTTCCACATAAATAGGGACAGAACATACCCAGGGTCCCATACAGGGCCCACCATTTTAGGAGGTCCAAAAATGGCACTACCTCTCCCAGCAAAAATCTGCGCAACCTACTTCACTCTGTGGAGTGGCGGCGCCCGTATCACATCCGTTCCAACGGCCTACAATCAGATCTACCTGTTTCACTGCACACCATCCGGTGGTGGTGCATTCACATTTGAGTATGGTGGCAATGTAAATGCTGCTGACATCAAGGCATGTCAGGCTCGCGGTCAACGCGTCGTCTTGACCTGTGGTGGTGCAAACGCAGGCTTCAACTTCCAGAGCCGAACCCAATCTCAAGCATTTGTTGATTCCTTCAAGAAGATCAACACCTCGCTCGGTGGTACTCTCGACGGCATCGACTTCAACAACTTTGAAGCCCAAATCGGTTCGAACCCAACGGAAATGACCTGGATCGCTCAGCAGCTCAAGGCTGCCTACGGCGCCAACTTCTCCGTCTCGGCACCTCCAGCCCCAGGCGCTGGTTGGGCACCACAAGACCGTGTCCTCTGCAAGGCTATGATGTCGGCAGGTGTGATGGATTACGCAGGTCCGCAGTTCTATGATTCGAGCGATCTGACGCAAGCCGGCACGATCACTTCTCTCATGGAAGACTGGATCCAGAACGTGGCGGGTGGTGATGCATCGAAGATGGTCATCGGCCTGTCCTCAAACTATGGCGCAGGCCCATCGCTTGCAACATGCCAGTCAGTTTGGAAGACGCTGTCGACGAAGTATCCGAAGCTTCGCGGTGTCTTCGCATGGTCTGCGCAAGACGATGCAGGTGGCAGCTACAATTGGGGTAAGGCAATGGGCCCACTCGTGGGTGCAGCGCCTGTGACAGGTGGCACACCAGCTCCGGCTCCTGCCCCAACTCCAGCACCTTCGCCATCTCCAACGCCGGCTCCTTCGCCAGCTCCGACACCGGCCCCAGCTCCATCCGGTGCTGTGACTTACGTCCCTGGCACTCGCTACCCGTTGAATACCGTTGTGTTGTACAACGGCAAGTACTATCAAGTCTATCAAGTTGATACGACGGGTACTTCAAATGGTACGGACCCTGTCATCTCGACATGGTACTGGAAGGCAGTGGCGGCTCCAGCACCTTCACCTGCCCCAACTCCAGCGCCAGCTCCGACACCTGTTGGAGCGATCATTGTTGGCGATCACGTCAAGATCGGAACGTCAGCACAGACCGGCACCGTGACGGCAATTGCTGGTCAAACGGCAACCATCAAGCTCGACAACGTCGTGACAGCAGCTCTTTCGAAGCTGACAAAGGTATGAGCTGGCCAAACGGCGGTATAAAGTAAGACGAAGAAACAGCAAGGGTCCTCTCACGAGGACCCTTTTTCATGCCTAAATCCTAATCGTTTTACGAGTCACTCGATACGTGATATACGAGACGCCAAGTAGGAATGGAAGTGCAAAGAGCCAGGACAACGGATATGAGTTCGCAATCCAGAAATCCTGTGAGGATGGTGTTGAGCTCAACCAACCAGTCGATGCAAACCACAGGCCTAATGCAATCCGTAATGGATTCCATGTGCGCGCGCAGAGAGCCGTGATGAAGAAGGTAAGCGGCATCAAGAGAAATGGAGCCGCACCAACCGACGCTGCATTATACCAATTCGGCGCGAAATGCACGTGACCAAGCGTGTTCATACTCCCGTAGGAATCAAACGTTGGCCAAATCGAGAACGTGCTTGGGCTACCTTGCAGCATCGCGGCCACGAGCCAATGCATGCCTTCATGAAGAATCGTG